ACAATAGCCGGAAATGACCCACGTCTCCAAGAAGGTATGGAGTATATAGGTGATTTCTGGCATTATCAAACTTATTTTATAAATGAAGGCGTATACATAGATTGGTTAGATTATATTGAAATTACTGAGGATCAGGCAAAATCATATAAACTGTGTGCGCAATCAGAAGGCGAATTAAGCCTAAGTGGACCAGCAACAGGCAGAGATAATGCAATTGGTGGATCTGATACTGGTGATAGTAAATGGATATATCAATTAAATCTTGAAGATCATCAAAACACTATTGCTTTAATGGAAGCAGCAACAAAGTTGTATGCAGACAAATGGTTACAGAATAAAGAAGTTTTGCCACAACTTTTAGCAGAGATTAAAGACTGCAAAAGTGTAGATCAAATGCAACAATGGATGACTACATATATGCCTATTAACTTCCATAGCTGCCAAGGTAAAAAACTTAAAAAACGCACTGATGCAATATTTAATATTGAAAAATTGCAACTTCCTAGTGGCGCATACTAAAATATCACTTTACTTTTTTACATTATGATGCTAATATAAGTACAGTACACTTATTGGAGTTCTGATGTCAAAAATATTTAGTTTACCCTTAAATCCTAAAATTTCTATAGACGAATATAAAATGTTTGTTGACTTTGTTAAGCAATACAAACATCTTATATACGACATTTATTTTACCTGCAGAATCCCACCGTTTGACTCAGATGCAATGGGCGATACATTTGTTAGTAGAGACGACACAGATTATCTTATTAGTGCTGCACTTAACATACAAGAACAAACGGGTGTACCTATAAGTGCTACATTTAATAACATAGAAGTTCGTCCTAGTCAACAAAATTTAGATCTTTTTATAAAAAACTTTGCTCCTTTGTATAAAGCAGGAGTTCGTATTGCAACAATACCGCACACGCATTGGATGGCAACTGGACAAATAAAACGTGCTTTTCCCGAATTAGAAGTAAAAAATACAATACTAAGAGATGTTAGAACAGCGACTGAAATTGTTAACCTGTCTAAGTATGGTTTTGACTATATTAATTTAGATAGAGATTTGATGCGTGATAGAGATACACTACTTCGTTTAAAGCAAGCAAAAGAATGGGTAAAAGAAAACACAGGCAAAGAACTAAAATACAGTTTATTAGCTAACGAAGGATGCTTAGGCAGCTGTCCAATGATGGTAGAGCACTTCCAGTTTAACAATACTCGAATAGACAATGACCCACAGTATTTTAATGATCCTATATCAAGAGTAAGTTGCCCTAAATGGGATGTAGAAGATCCTAGTGTGCAACATCTTAAAACAGCAGACTTGCCGCCCTGGAAAGAAGATTGGGAAGAATTTTTAAATGATTTAGGAATCGACGTGTTTAAAATGCACGGCAGAGAAAGTATTCCTCGTTGGCACGAAACATTGCGTATCGTAGAGAAGTGGAACAACGATGAAGAAATACTTATTGAAAACTTTTTACAGTATCTAGAAGAAACAAACTTAGAACACAAGCCTATCGACTTGTGGAGAGATAAAATTAAAAATTGTAAGTTTGATTGTTGGGAGTGTCAATACTGCGATAAGATATACGAAAGTAGAGCTGATTTAGATTATTCTGATCTAGTCAAACATACAGCAGATGCAATCCATAAAAGCGGAGTGCCTACTGTAAGAGTAGATGTGCCCGGCCTAACAAGTCCAAGAGCTCAAACTTTGTTAAACAACCTAGCAAGCGGTGTTGATACATACATGGAGATTGGCAGTGCGCAAGGTGCTACTTTTGCAGCAGTGTTAAAGGATAACCCAATTACTGCATTTGCTATCGATAGCTGGAATGAAAATATTCAGCCAGAGCAACATGAACCTATCATGCCTCAAAATGAAGCTAGGACTTTTGTAGAAAATATTGCTCCCTACAAAGGTGACAGTGTTGTGCATGTGATTGACAACGACATGTTTGCTGTGGATACTACAGTGTTTAAAAACAGGATTAAGATGTGGTTTTATGACGGTCCGCATGACCAAGAAACTACAAAGAACGCAGTTATGCATTATTGGAATACCTTTGCTTCCGAGTCTATACTAGTCTTTGATGATGCTAATTGGCAAGGTGTTGTACATGGTGCAAACGAAGGTATCGAAGAATGCGGCGGACAGATTACGTTTAGTAAACTAATGTTAAATGACATTGAAGATAAAGATGCATGGTGGAATGGCATGTATATAGTAGTGGTAAACAAATAAATGCAGCATTTACCTATTTTTGAAGTACCTATTTTTATTAAAAAAGCAGACAAGCATAAAGAAGTAAAACAATACATCATGGATAATATCTATCCTGAATATGAAAAATCTGGACCAAACAGTGATTCACTTGCAAACGTGTTCAGCGATTACTTTCCTGGTGCTCCTTTAACAGACCAGAAACTTTTTGGAGAACTTTATAAAAACGATTTTAATGATTTGTTTAATTATATAGGATTAGATCCGAATGTGCCATGGAATATAAGCCCGATGTTTTGGTACAATATAACAGGCGAAGGAGGTTATCAGGAACAGCATGATCATGTTACTGGACCGTTACCTGTGCAATTTAGTGCTATACATTATGTTTGGTATGACAAAAATGTACACCAGGCAGCAGAATTTCTGCATCCTATGGAGCAAATTATCAGGTCAACATTTCCTAGTGAAAATAGAGCAATAGTACCGGACTATTTTAAGTCACTAAATAGAAGTCCTAAACTAGAAGAAGGAGACATTGTTTTCTTTCCTAGCTGGTTAAAACACATTGTACTAAAACAAAAAGCAAAAAAACCTAGAATAAGTGTTGCAATGAATATAGGTATAATTGATAATAGTTTGTATGGAGATAATAATGCTTAAGAAGATTAAAAATATAACCGTGTTTGGCGGCGGCACAAGCGGATGGTTAACAGTAGCGTATTTAACTAATAATTTAAATGTGCCTACTAAGATTACACTTATCGAAGATGCATCTAAAGGTCCAATTGGAGTAGGCGAAGGAACACAGCCTTTCACATCAAAATTCCTTTCAAGGTGTAATATTTTTCCAAATCAATGGATGAAACCTAGCAACGCTAGTTTTAAGTATGGTGTAGAACTAATAGGTTGGAATAACGAACCTTATTTTGTTGACAACGATAACCTTGATAATGCTGTACTTGCACACGATTATTATACGAGTGACTACTTTTTAGCAAAACCTAAAGAAGAATATTTTGATTGGTATCCTTCTTACAATCTTGCTAAAAAAAATATTTGTCAAAAATTTGATGATTATTTAGATATAAATTTTCAAATGGGTCCTTGGGATTTTGGTGCAGTTCATTTTAGTGCATACGACATTATAGACGCAATTAAAGAAAAAGTTTTAGAAAAAATTACATATGTTGATACAAAGATAGTAGATGTAAAAACAAATGAAAATGGCATAGAAAAACTTGTAGATGACATAGGACAAGAATATACAGCAGATTTGTTTATAGATTGCAGTGGATTTGAAAGTATACTTTTAGAGAAAAATTTAAAAAGTCCGTTTACATCTTACAAGCCTTGGTTAGCAAATGACAGTGCAGTAGCTATGCCAACACAATACACAAATCCTCAAGAAGAATGCCATCCTTACACAAAAGCAACGACTATGACAAGTGGATGGAGATGGACTATTCCTACGTATCATAGAATAGGCAATGGATATGTGTACAGTAGTGATTTTATATCAGCTGATCAAGCAGAAACAGAACTAAGACAAAGCCTTAATGACTTTGATACTCCGGTAAAACATTTAAAAATGAAAACAGGATATCATAAAGAAATAGCTGTAAAAAATGTTTGTGCTGTAGGACTTGCAGCGGGGTTTGTTGAGCCTTTAGAAGCTACAGGAATTACATTTACAACAGCTATAGTAGAATATCTGACAGAACAACTTAACTACACCGGCAATGTGTGGTCACCTACTAGTATGAAACATATTAACAGTAAAATGCGCGGAATGAGTGATGAGATACTTGCATTTGTTTGGGCTCATTATTATTATAGTTCACGTAACGATACTGAATATTGGAAGGCTGTGAGGAATCAAGGTATGGAAACATTACCAGAAGGATCGTTAGCAATTATACAGAGTATGTTGCCTGTTCCTAAAAGATACTTCATGTATAGTCAGGACAGTATGTTTAGTGTTTGTCAATGGTTTAGTATGCTTAAAGCAGGCGGTGCTTATGATACTGCTGAAAGTTATCTAACTGAAAAACAGGAAAGATACGGAAAATACTTTACAAGTGCAATCACTAATAAATTAGAACTAGCCGAAGATTTTTTCCAAAATCATTATGACTACTTAAAGGAATGGTACGGTGAATAATCTTATGCTATTTAGAGCCGACAGCACATTTCTTTCAGATGTCGGTACGGAACAACAACGTAAAGAATTATTAGACCAGGTTTATAAAAACAAAGAAGAACATCCTAATGCATATGCTACAAACATAGGTTGTTACAGAAACAGTGCAATTTATGAAAATGTGCAATGGCTATATGATGCTGTACAGACTTGTACAGATAATCTCATAACATTTTATCGAGAAGAAGATCAAATGTTAGGTAGTCTACCTATAAAAGATGTGCAATTTACCTATTGGACTAATATCAATGCCCCTGGCAGCAGGAATGTAATCCATTCGCATAAAGATGCAGATTTTGCCTGTGTATACTATTTACAAGGCACAGATACAGGAGCGTTGAGATTTGCTAATCCTGCCAATATCGAAGGCGATTGTAGAGATACTGCACCATTTGTAAGAGATGGGTACTTTTATCCTAAAGACGGTGATATAATAGTATGGCCTGCTTGGGTACCGCATGAAGTTGAACCTAATCTAAGCGATAGAGACCGCGTTAATATAACTTTTGATATACGAGTTGAATATGAAAGATAAAATTACTTTTGCAAGTTTAGTGCCCGGATTAGCAGATGTTGCACCAGTGATTAAAGCAAACGAATACATGCCTAAATGGGTTAAAAGTGCTAGAGAAGATTATAAAGCTGTAGCAAAAAAAGATCTAGGCGGTAGTCATATTATGCAATGCCCGGGCATATTTGATCTTGCAAATTATGGATACATTGTTCCTATGTGGCACGATGTAATTGTTAAAACAAACGGCGATGGTCAGACATTTCAATGGGCTGCACCTCGATTAGAAGAATTAGAAATAGATGGTATTAAAAGTCCGGTAGATGTACACGGCGGCGATATAACCAAATACATGCCTAAGCGACACTATAGTCTAAAAGGTGTAATAAAATTTAACACTCCATGGAGAATTATTGCTCCTAAAAACGTAAAATTTTTAATGATACCAATTGCTTACAATGACGTTAGCACGTATGATGCAAGCATTGGAATTTTAGATCCGGGATTAAGCAACGAAGTAAATATACAAGTTAATTGGAATGTACTTAACGATGAAGCCCGTATAAGAGCAGGACAGCCTTTATGTCAGTTAATACCAATAACAGAAAAAGAATTTGACTTTGAATGCAGAGATGCAAACGAGCAAGACAGATTATGGGAACAAAAGAAAAATTTTATTATGAATATGAGCTTTTTTCCAAACAGAAATAAATTGAAAGAAGCTTGGATAAAACACTTTAGGAAATAAGATGCCACTAGCAGAAGAACAAACAAAAGAATTTTGTATATATGATGTAAGTCATAAACAAGCAAAAGATGCACGTAGTAATAGAAAAGCACAGAAAAAACCTATTCAAGATAGAGATTTTATTAATGCAATCTTAAAAGAAAATGAAGTTGTGTTTGTACTTGACGATGGAGATGTATTTTTAGGTACATTAAAAGATGTAAATGAAGACGAGCTAGGCGATGCGCCATTAACTTATGTAGAAGCTGGAATATTCCAATATGTGCAATTTTATTACATACGTATGTTAGAGGTACCATTTAGAACACCGCGTACTATACCTATTTCTAAAATTAAAAAAATAATAGTCAAAAGTGATAACATTACGGAGATTAGCAACTCTCTAACTGCTACTATAATTGAATAAATACTGTATAGATTTAGGTAGAGCAGAATGGCATCAAATCAAGCACCAGTTGTAGACAGAATTAGAATTATTCCGAGACCTGATGATTTCTTAGATAGAAATGTTGGATCTAGCGGAGAAGTATTTTTTGATAAGCAATCAAAAAGTTTAAGATTATACGACGGTTCTGTGCGCGGCGGAGCTACTGTTTTAACAAACAATAACATAAGTGACTTAGTCAAAGAAAGCGGTGTAGCAACAGTAACATATACAGTCACTGTCACAGGCCCGCAAGGCGGTGATACTGGCAACAAATATGTTCTTAATGGTGTGTATAAACCTGTACTTACAATGGTAGTGGGTTACACATATGTTTTTGACCAGACAGATCAAACCAACATATATTATCCAAATCCAGAAGGCGGAACTATTAACACTCATCCGTTAAATTTTAGTAGTGATAGTCTAAACGGTGAACGTGATGGCGGTACCACTTACACTGAAAATGTCGTTTATTTGTTAAATGATGATCCTGTTACAAAAGAAAGATATGAAAGTAATTTTGTAGGTGCTACCTCAAGAAAAGTACAGATTACTATCACAAGTGATACTCCTAGTACCTTATATTATTGGTGTACTAATCATAATGCTATGGGTAATACTATCACTGTGGCAGAACCGGGCGCCGGAGGTGGCAGCGGCGCAAGTGTTGATGTAAGTGATACTGCTCCTTCAGATCCATCTAGCGGAAGCATTTGGTATAAGAGTGATACTGGTATATTATATGTTTATGTTGAAGATGGTGATAGTAATCAATGGGTGCAACCTGCTATTCCTGTGCCTAATATTCTTGCATTTAAAATGTTTCAGATTAAAGACAGCGATAGCGCACATATCATGGCAGATGTATCAGATGACACATTTACTTTTGAAGAAGGCGACGGCATCCAACTTATAATGGATGCTGCTGAAAATACTCTGACTATTAGTGCTACAGGTGCCGGCGGCGGCGGCGACTTGTCTGGCCTTAGTGTGCTTACACAAGCAGCAAGCGGCAGTGGATCTCTTACATACGATGGCAATGGACAATTTACTTATACGCCGCCTGATATTTCAAACTTAGCAGAAGTTGACACCCTTGATAGCATCACTGATAGAGGTGCAATAACAACAAACGATATTACAGTTGGAGATATAACTGCTGATTCTATAAGTGCAGATAGTATTACAAACACAGGTGTAGGACAACCTGAAGTAACAAGTGCGTCTACTCTTACTTTAACAGGTCCCGATGGTGTTATTGTTACAGGCGGCGCATCAGGAGGTGTATTTAGATTACCCACAATGACAGATACACAAAGAGATTCTGTAACTGCTGTAAATGGAGACATGATTTATAACAGTACAGACAATAGAGTACAAGTATATCAAAACGGAGCATGGGTGCGCTTAGACACAAGTGCTATTGTATAAATTATGAGTGAAAAAGAATATGCCGTTATTGTACACAGAGGTGTTAACTTACAAGAAGTTGAAGAAGATTTAAAACGTTCAACTGGATCAGGTCCTATACCAAATCGATCAGTAGATGTAGCAAACGAAAGACGTGGATCTAAGCGTATGACTCATTTTGCTCTTACTGACGAAGAAGCAAAACAATTAGAAAATGATCCACGTATAATGGCAGTTGAAATCCCGCCATATATGAGAGATGACATTATAATCGGTCGTCGTGCTACACAATCAGGTATTTTTTCCAAGGCAAATGCAGTTGATAACACTGTGTTAAATTGGGGGCTAAGAAGATGCATAGAAACAACAAATGTATTTGGTGCTAATACTACACTAAGCACTGATTATAGATTTGCGGTTGACGGTACTGGGGTAGACATAGTTATACAGGATAGTGGCGTAGAACCTAATCATCCCGACTGGAATGACTATGATGGTAATTCTAGATATCGATTCCAAAACTGGTATACAGTAAGTGGATTAGCAGGAACGCAAAACTCAAATCATGATAGAGATTTTGACGGTCATGGCACAGCTTGTGCAAGTGTAAGTGCAGGACTATTATATGGATGGGCTAAAGGTGCAAGAATATACAGCCAAAAAGTTAGCGGATTAGAAGGACCTAATGACAGTGGCACCGGACTTCCTATTGCAGATTTATTTGACAGTGTAAGATTGTGGCACGAAAACAAAGCTGTAGATCCTATTACAGGTTACAAACGTCCGACAGTAATAAATGCAAGTTGGGGCTACTATTTCGAAGCAAATGGTGATCCTACAAGTGGTAATTATAGGGGAACATCTTGGACATGGGGTGTAGATTATACAACTGATGCTGCTTTATGGGCTGCTACTGGTGTAGTGCCTCCTTACAGTGGAAGTACAAGGCGATTTAATGCTCCAAACGCATTTGCAGATGCAGAAGTTCAAGATCTAATAGATTCTGGTGTACATTTTGTAGTTGCAGCAGGTAATGAATACTATAAAATGGTAGACAGTTCGGATACTGATTGGAATAATACCGTTATTATAGGCGGCGGTACATATAACTATCATAGAGGCGGAAGTCCGTATGACGATGAAGCGTTTTGTGTAGGAAGTATAGCAACAACAACACAAAGTTCAGGCGGCAATGATCTTGACAAAATTGCTAACTACAGTAATAGAGGTCCTAAAGTAAATATTTTTGCACCCGGTGATAACATTGCTTGTGCAGTAAGTAATTCTAGTATCTACTCACAAACAACATATCCTAACAATGCAAGTTATTACATAACAAATATTGACGGTACTAGTTTTGCTGCACCTCAGGTTGCAGGCGTAGTAGCTCAACATTTGCAAGTTCGTCCAGATTTAACACCTGCACAAATGCGTAGTAGAATAATAAATGATTCTTATAATGTAATATATGAAACTGGCAATACAGATGATTATAATGCATTTAGCACAACACTACTAGGTGCACCTAATAGAATGTTATATTCTAAATACGGAAAACAACCATTTACTACCAACGGCAGTGTTAATTATAATGCTGGATTTTCAGGAACTAATAGAGCAGACGTATAATAAATACTGTAAGGAGCAACTATGGCAATAAATTTTCCAAATTCACCTAACATAGGCGATACACATTTCTCAGCAGACACTACGTGGGAGTGGGACGGCACTGCTTGGAATATTGTTGCTAGTGGTGCTCAACTAGGTGTAATCAAAACAATAAATGCAGATGTAGGATCAAAAACTGCAACAACAAACAACGATAGTATTACCATTGCAGGAGGTACTAGCATTGCAACTAATATAGCTAATGATACGCTGACTATCAATTATACAGGTACAGGCGGTGGCGATGCAGTTTTACAAAATTTGTTTGAAAGTTTCAGTGACGGAACTGACACTGCAAGTCCTACTACTCCAAACGATACTTTTAATTTTGCTGCGGGCACTGACATTAGTTTGTCACTAGATGATCAAACAAATACGCTTACGATAAACAGCACTGCAAGCGGTGGCGGTGGAGGAGGAGGAGCAACCAACTTCACTGACCTTACAGATGTTTCCACTGCAAGTATAAATGTTGCTGAAATTTATGAACCTGCTGTTGCTATGTACAGAGTAGGTGCAGTTGGTACAAGTGCATATACTTTCGGAGATCATTATTCAGGTAATAATCCAGGAATATATGTTATTACAGGAACAACTATTGCTTTTGACCTAAGTAATATTCCAGGTCATCCCTTTCAGATTCAAAACAGTCAAGGTGATGCCTATAATACTGGTTTAGTCCATGTAAGTAGTACTGGCACAGTCAGCACCGGTATAAATGCTAATGGTCAACAGTCTGGTGTATTATATTGGAGAGTACCGTATGATATAAGCGGTACATACAGATATCAGTGCATAGCTCATGCAGCAATGTTTGGATCTATTACAATTAAGCGTATTAACTTGATTTAAAATCTATTACAAAACGATCTAATGTCATTCTTAAACTTACAAGCTCATCTCTAACGTCTTGCAAACTAGCAGCATCAATTGCCTTTGCGTTTTCTGCTGTATGCCACATGTCCATTTCATTTAGTTTTTGAACATACTTATGTAATGCATCTTCCATTTGACTTTTACTATTCACAGCGGTTATTTTGTCAATTATATCTTGATATCTTGAAATATCTGCTCTTACTTCTTTAGATTCTAGTAACTTTGGAAACATTATTCAGTTACTCCTACCTTATCGCCTTTGATTACAACAAACTCGCCACTGTCCGCACCAGCACTTACTTGTGTAATTGATCCTGAACTACTCAAACACTCTAAATTACTAGGAACTAACGGATTTATTGTAAATACGGCTCCTTCTTCCAGTGTTTTTTGGAATGCTTCGCCGCTGTCTGTATCAATCCACCTTACTAAAAACGAACCTGAATTTACAAACCATGATTTTTTCGATTCTTTATGAAAACTCATGTCTGTTTTTACGTTAGGCTTGTTAAAAACAAGAATTTTCCCTTGATACTCGTCTTCAGTAGCCCAATTTATTATAAATCCCCATTCTTTTTGGGTTCTTACATCAGTTTCAGTCATTTTTTCCTCGTTAATCCATTAATTCTATAAGTTTTATTACTGTTTCAAGTTTTGTTTGATTAGTTTTGTTAGAAAGTGTATTTTTTAGTCCAATATGCAATGGTTTTGGCCAGCTGCCAAACTGCACCCATGCATAACCGTTGTGTTCGTGGTTCAAAATTGGCATAAATTCATTTTTTACAACACACAGGTAAGTGTGGAACAAGAATTTTTCATCATTGCTGATAAAAGTCTCTAAGGGTATAGTCTTAAGTATGTTAATTTCACCAATTTCTTCAACAATTTCACGTTGCAGCGCAATCCATGGTGTTTCTTCTTGTTCATTTGTACCGCCAACTAATCCCCATAAATTAGCAGTTCTTCCATTTTGTCTATGAAGGAATAAAAATCTCTGAGTATCTAAAGAATATACTATTGCACCGCTACAAACTATCTTGTCCATACTAATAGTTATTTTAGAATACTAATCTCCAGGTTCCATTTTGGTATTCACCTTCGAAACTTAGCAACCATTCGCCGTCTTCGAACCTATATTGTATGCCAGTGTTAAGATTTGTAGTATATACCACAGTAGAATCTTCATATTGTGTACTATTGAAAACAATATTCCATCTTGATCCATCCCATTCTATTATATCGTTACTATTTGCAACAAAATCTGATTGATCTGCATTTTTCCATGCATCTGGCCCGTCGTACCTGAAATTATAAGGTGTATCTCCTACATCTTGTCCTACGTTTTCGCTTGGATTAATATCGCCTAATATCAAAATTCTAGGATTTTCGCTTTTAATACTACTAGGATCAAATTTTTGAGGATCAATTATATAGTCGATTTTGCTTCTTTCACCATTTGGACCTTCAAAAACAGTATCACTAGGAAGTGTATCTTCATCAAAGTTTATGCTTAGTGAATATGCATCTGTTGGATCTAATGCTACAGTGCCTATTACATCGCTATTCCTGTCAGAACGAGACAATCGTATCTGTGTAACACCGTCTTCAAAGATAAACGGCAATGATTTGAAATAACCAGTCCAAGTTTCTTTATCAACAATACCTTTATGAACTAACTTTGCTGTGCTATTCATAACAAGTAAATTATAATTTCTATGACTGGTAAGGACAACTGTATCTGCGTCTCCTTTGACACCTTCTACCTTGTCTTGAACGTGTATGACATTGCCGTCGTCATCTATTTGTAACTTGCTGTCGATATCAGATACTCTATCAATAGTGTCGTCATAAGCATTTAATATAGGTGATGACAAATCTAATTGTATTGTGCCTTTTACTTCGTTAAAAATACTCTGTACAATACTAGTAACAACTCCTAATTTTTTAACTTTTACTGGTGGACTTATGTATATAGGAGTAGTAAACCCTAATGTTGCAATATCTATCTCTGATTCAACGCCAACAGGAATGCTTCTATTGCTAAAATTCACTTGTGCAAGGTTTACAACACTTAAACTTGTCCAGTCAATGTAGTTATCTGTTGTTTGTATCTCTAAACTAGGATTGAACAACATTAATATCTGTTCCATAATTTGTAATTTCTGATCTGTATTGGAACTCCATATATCTACATTAACACTTAAAGTGTATGGAGTAGGCATCAGTCTTTCAACAGTATAATTTTTACCTTCTTTGTTTAAATATTCTTCACCTTGCGAATCATATGCACGTTCTCTTATGTTTAACTTGTTTACATAACTACTATCTGCAAGTCTTGCAGAGTCTAACTCTAAATTAGTAACGTAAACAGCCATACGAGGAGCACTAGGAATCTTATTCTCTGAATTATCTCTGATTATATTAGAAACTTGTCTAGTTAAGTCGCCATACATAACAGGAACTTGTCGCAAATCGCCATCAGAATCTTTATAGCTAAAATTACTCATTAGTCTAACTATTTGCGTAATGTATCTTCTAATCTGTCCATCATAAAAGTGTTGCATTAATTATCCGCCTTAGGTCTAAGTGCTTTAGAAAGGCTCTGTCTTTCTTCCACATTTTCACCACCAATTTCGTTTGTATTAGTATTATTGACAAAATTACCTTTTTGTGTATTTCTTGTATCTGTGTTTGTTAGGGTTGTTCTAACCGAATCGTGCTGTTTCACCCATCTTTGCCCATCGTATCTAAATAATCTATTAGGTAAAAAATCAGTCCTAAGGAAATAATCACCTGTTTCATTTGATGTAGGAAAACTAATACCATGACCAAAGGCATTTCCATTAGTAGGTAGGCCATCGCCTAGTAAATAACCTTGGTAGCCAGGTCTTTCCGGCGTTTGCATTTCGTCTGGTACATCGTCGCCGTCTGTATCTATAAGTTCTGCTCTACCATTATCGTCAGTTTGCAGTGTAAAGTAGTGACTTACGTCATATCCGCTTTTT